CCGTCGCCCGTCGCGCCGACCTGATTGTTGGTAATCATGCCGGTCAAAGACGGCTTGAGTTCATAACACTTCTGAAGATCATAACCAAATCCACCGGTGGCAATCACGACAGACTTTGCATTGACCGTCACCTTGCCGCCATTGCCGGAGGTTGCCTCAATGCCGCAGGCCTTGCCGTCATTCATCAGAATCTTCTCTGCCTTGGTCGCATAAAGAATTTGACCGCCCAGCTCTTCTTATACCTTCCCGTCCGTTTTGGGGCATTTGCCTGTATATCCTTTTTCACGGTCTTGGATACATCCTTTACCGCATCCTTGACGGTATCCGTGGCAAGGTCTGCATATTCCTTCAGGCCATCCATGATCGCATCCGCCAGACCGTCAACGGTCGTTCTTCTCTCTGCCATCTCCTCACCTCTTTGCCAGGGCAGCCCTGATCTTCACTGTCTTATTCTTATACTGCACGTTGTCAATAAACGTAATATTATAAATATTTCCACGGAACAGAATGCGGAAATGCTCCGTATCAAGAGCTGATATCTCACTGCAGTAACGGATAACAAAATCAAGTTCCGTTTCCGCATTGACCTGTTTTGCTTCCCAGTACTCCTTACCGGAAAGATTATTCACATAGGAATAACATTTATAATGGTCACTCCATACAAGGGTATGGTTTCCTGTCCCATCCTTCTTCGTGCTGCTTTTCTGTATCATGATCCGTTCACGCATAAGTTCTATCATCAGAATATCTCCCTCCTGATTCCAAAAAACAGATACTTCAGTGTTTCCGTCATTGTCTTATGATCTGCTTCTTCCCGATGCTCATACAGGTAAGCAATAACATACAGTTCTGCAGTACGGACAACAGATTCATACTCTTTGAGTTCTTCCGGATGTTGTCTTGTCACATCTAAGATCAGGCGGTCGGATGTTTCCATCAGACGGAGGATGAGTTCATCCTCGTCTGACGAATCGACCCTGAGATACCCTTTGGCTTCCTCAAGCGTTACGAACATCCTGCCACCCCTACTTTCCGGCAGCCTTGATATCAAGTGTCTTGACTGCCTCGGAAAGGATCAGCTTGCCGTCAACGCGCTCTGAAGCAAGGAATCCGACCTGTCCGGTTGTGGCATAAAGCTCATTCAGTCTCTTGAAACTTCTGCCCTGGCGGTCTGCGATCCAGTAATAACTGTAATCACCGAATGCCATGACACGGTTTCCGGCTGCAAGTTCCGGCACATAGATGGATGTGCGGTAAGGACGGTTTAAGATCTTATCCGGCTCTCCTTCCCTTACGGACGGCTGCCAGATATAATTTCCGTTTCCGTCCTTCAGCTTTCTGATTGCCTTTACGGTCGAATCATTCAAAAGCCATACCGCCTTGTTACGGTAAGGGGCACGGAGGGAATAGTAAAGATCCATGACATCATCAAACGTAATGGATGTTCCGGTGGATGTCACGCCCGTCTCAGCACCGCCTGTTGCATTGAAGATTCCGGTAGGCTTTCCCTTGCCGTCACCGATAAAGAATGCCTCCTCTTCCTTTGTACCGATCCTTCTTCCGAACTCCCTTGAGATGTACTGCTCAATATTGAATACACTGTCATTTAAGAGTTCATCGGACACCTTGATCATGGTTGCCAGCTTAAAGGCACTGATGGTTGTCTGTCCGAAACTGTCATCAGATTCCGGGAACTGACCGCCCTCATCGATCCATGCCGCCTCACCCTTGGATGTAACGATTGGGATCTTACGGTCACCGCTCGATGTCTTGATGACGGTTGCAAGGTTACGGAAGAATACCTCCTCTTCCAGTGCTTCTACCAGTTTCTTCTCGTACTCGTCCGGTACAAGATAACCGCCCTCGGAATCCGTGCCGATGGTAAGGGCATTCTGTACTTCATAGGACAGCACCTTGTTTCTCATGCCGTTCCAGAACGCTTTTCTGTACTCATCGGTGGCCCTTCCAGTCTTTGCGTCACCGCCAGTCTTTGCATCCGGCTTGTTGGTGATCGGTGTGCTTGTTGCCTTGGAAAGTTCTGCATCGATGGCAGCCTGTCTTTCCAGTCTCTCGATTTCCTTTCCGAGATTTACGACATCATTTTCCATCTTGTCATAGGTGGCTGCATCCTCAGCGGACACAAAACCTTCCTGTGTTCTCTTGGCATCGAGGAACGCCTTTGCTGCTTCCCATGCCTTTGCTCTTTTTTCTCTTAACTCTAAAATCTTACTCATCTTAAAATCCTCCTTAATGTGTTAAAAGACTCAGTCTTTTTTCTAACTGGCTGACTGGTATCATGGCATCCACACGGGATACCCTGGAAAGGAACGATTCATTCATCGCCTTGGTGGAATACATCATGGAATCCTGCTGGAACGGGAACTTCTTTTTCTTGTCCTTATCCTCGTCTTCCTTTTCTTTTCCTTCCTCTCCATCACTGCCCTCCTCCGGTTCTTTTTCCGGCTTATCAGGCTTTTTCTTCTCTTCATCCGTCTCACCAGAAGAAAAGAGTATCTTATCCGCAAATCCAAGCTCCACTGCCTTCTTCGCATTGAACCAGGTCTCATCGTCCATCATGTGGGAGAGCCTTGCACGGGTAAGCCCCGTCTTGAATTCATAGGCATTTAAGATTGATTCCTTGACCTCGTTTAACATGGCGATTGCTTTCTGCATATCCCTTGTCTCGCCCATTGCCATGGTCGCAGGATTGTGGATCATCATCATTGCAACAGGGGATACACAGACCGTGTCTCCTGCCATTGCGATCACGGATGCTGCCGAAGCTGCAATGCCGTCTATCTTTACTGTCACGCTTCCCTTGTAGTCACGGAGCATGTTGTAGATCTGTGCTGCCGCGAACACATCACCACCTGGAGAATTGATCCACACCGTGATATTTCCGTTTCCGGCATTCAGTTCATCCTTGAACAGCTGCGGTGTCACTTCATCCCCGTACCATGTTTCATCTGAGATCATGCCATTTAAAAAGAGCGTCCTTTCCATGTCAGGTACGCTCTCATCTTCATTCTTTATCCAGTTCCAAAACTTCCGCTTCATCGTTTACCTCTCTTTCCGCTGTTTTCCTGTGCCGGAGCACTCTGCTGGCCCGTATCCGTCTTTACAAAAGCTCCCGCATCCGCAAGTTTGGTCATTGCACCGTTTATCAGATACAGGTTTCCCCCTTCCTCATCCGGGATCGGATTCATGTTTTCCATCTCACGGATGTCATTGGCAGAAAACCATCCGTTCTGCCTTCCGACTGCATAGCCGTTCATCCTCGACTGGTAATCCCCACGGAGCAGACCGTCCACATTCAGCTTGATAAAATACTTTCCTTTTTCACCAGGCAGAAGGAGCGATCTCTGTAAGGACTGCTCCCATCTGATCACCCACGGATCAAGTGTGTATTTAACGAACTCCAAGGACTGCTGCTCGATATTGGAAAAGCTCGACTTATCAAGGTCACCGACCATATGTGGCGGTATCCTGTACAGTCTTGCGATCTCATTGATCTGGAATTTCCTTGTTTCAAGGAACTGTGCCTCTTCCGGTGGTATCCCAATCTGCTGATACTTCATGCCTTCCTCAAGCACTGCGATCTTGTGTGCGTTACTCACGCCACGATACACGGAGTTCCAGGACTCCCTCACCTTTGACGGATCTTTCAGGACTCCAGGATGTTCCAAGACTCCGCCCGGATTTGCCCCGTTTGCAAAGAAACTCGCCCCGTATTCCTCACAGGCAAGCGTCATGCCGACAGCGTTCTTTGCCATCGCAATCGGGGAATATCCGATCAGTCCGTCAAACCCAAGTCCCGGGATATGGAGCACATCCTCGGCTTTCAGTTTGATATTTCCATATTCCTTGAACGTAGGGTTCTCATCACTGTTTCTGGAATACACATAATAGATGTTTCCTTTGTCATCCCTCTGCACCTCCATCTTGTCCGGAAGGAGCGGATACAATCCAAGCACCCTTCCCGCCCCGTCCCTTATGATCTGGGCATAAGCATTTCCCCATATTAAAAGATGACTCATCAATGTTTCCCTAAACACAAATGAAGTCATCTCCGGGTTCGGCTCATCATGGAGCAGATAATATAGCGGATGGTCATGCACCAGCTTCTTGCCTCCGTCATCCTGATATTCATATACATGAAGAGGTAAGGAGGCGACTGCCTCCGCAAGGATTCTGACACAGGCATATACTGCCGTGGTCTGCATTGCAGTTCTTTCATTGACAGGCTTTCCGCTCGTTGTCCTTCCAAACAAAAACGAATATCCTGCATCTGCTGCCTTATCCACAGGCTTATCCCTTGCCTGTCCGAATCCGAATAAACTCTTAATTCCCATGTGACACCTCCTAAAAAATGGGTACAAAAAAAGCACCTCCGAAGAAGTGCTGTTCCTGGTCATCTCTGATAATTGTTTAGTCGTGGGAATTCTTTCCCATTCCTGTAGTAATAATATTTTCTCAGTGCATTCTGCATTGGATTTTTCTTTGGGTTCTCAAGCGGTTTCAGTTTCATCAGCGAATCATACATAAGGTCATCATCCGCTACCACTGTTTCCAGATCCAGTCCGAGGATTTCCTCTGCTTTCAGTGCAAGGGACTTCCTTGTCTGCGCCCCATGCTCACCGCTAAGTTTGGGGTCTTTTTCCATACTGTTCATAAAAAATTCTTCCTGCATACGAAATGCCTCCCTGTGCTTTTCCTATATCTTAACACAGAAACATGCAGCCGGATTATGATTTTACAGAATCATACATGGCTGCATCAGAATACAAGAATACCCCTGTCATCATACACGCTTCCGTCACTGCCTTCATTTCTGATTGCACGGTCAAGTGCCATAACGGTTGCAACGGCCCCGTCAATCTTCTCTGTGGATTTTTCCTTATCCATTTTGATGTTTCCCGCTGGGTCCTGACGGACAAACACATTATCCATCATCCAACGCAGCACCTTATGTCCGCCATGTGCGATCCGCTCCTCCAATGTCAGTTTCATCAGTTCTTTTGTCGGTGGACTCATATCTTTATAACCCTGTCCGAATGGGACAACGGTAAATCCCATGCCCTCAAGATTCTGCACCATCTGCACAGCTCCCCATCGGTCAAATGCAATCTCCTTGATATGAAACTTCGTGCCAAGTTCATCAATGAACTGCTCGATAAATCCATAATGGATGACATTTCCTTCCGTGGTCTTTAAGCACCCTTCGGCTGCCCAGACATCATAAGGAACATGATCCCTTCGGACACGTAGTCTCATGTTATCCTCTGGTATCCAAAAGTACGGAAGGATCACATATTTCTCCGTATCATTCCTTGGCGGGAACACAAGCACGAATGCCGTGATATCCGTGGAACTTGAAAGGTCGAGTCCGCCATAGCATT